TCCACTTCTTGATGTGTTTTCTTCTGCAACTAACTCTAGTTCTTCTTCAATAACTTCTTCTTCTCTTTCTTCTACCGCAACTCTTTCTTCTGCAAACTGTTCTTCTATTTCTTCAAACACTTCTTCTACTACTTCTTCTTCAAAAACTTCTTCTTCAGCATATAGTTCTTCTTCTGCTTGTTCCTCTCTTCTTTCTTCTGCTAACTCTTCTCTTACTTCTTCTTCAAACCATTCATCAAGTTCTTCTATAGTTTCAAAATCTATAAAAGTATTAATTTGTTCAAAATCCTCTACTAAAACAGTTTCTTGTAATATAAATTCTTCTATTAATTCTTCACTTGGGTTGATTGTAATTACATCGTTTCTTTCAAGTTCATCATAAGATAACAAAAACTCAGGTTCTTCAAATAATTGGATTTCATAAACATCATTTATTACGTTGAAATCTGGTAATGGATCAAAGTCTCCGGCAAATGTTTCTTCAAAATTAAATTCAATCACACTTTCTTCAAACTCAAATATTAATGGCTGTTCGTTTGATTCAAATTCTTCTATATAAGAAAAAACATCTTCTTCATACCCAAAGTCATCATTGAAGTTAAAATTACCACCTTGCATGTCATCTTGATAACCATAATCAAATTCTTCTTCAATATAGTACGCAACAGATGCTTCTTGTGTGTAACCGGCACAAAAAGGTGCGTATTGAGGATCTTCATCGCATTGTTGGTCGTCATAAGCTTCCCAATATAAAGGACATGATTGACTATACAGCGAATCCAAATTACATTGTTGAGTCAAATAAGCTGCTGCGTATCCAGAACAAGATTCATCGTTTAAAGCATTACTACAATCTATAGCATTACCTGAACCTTCTCCGTAAAGGCTGCCACCACTTTCTAATAATGTATTAAATGTAGTGTTATTCCAATTAGTGTTTACACAAGAACTAGAATTGGTTGTGCCTGTTCCACACTCATCGTGATACAAATAGGTGTAACTTTGTGATGTACCGCTGCCTATTTCTCCTATTAAAACGTCATGATTAATTACATTTAAAGCACCATATCTATATTCAAAAGTGTTGTTAGGCCACAATATTATTTCAAAACTATTGTCTGTATTGCTTCTGTTGTATTCTCTAAGGTCATACCAACCAAATATCATTTTAGAAGAATCTCCCCAAGATTTTATTCTTGAGTTGTTATCTCTAATTAAGTCGGTCCAGAAAGGATATAGTGTATAAGTGTGCTGTCCTGTTATTGGGTCTGGCGTGTAATCATTACAATAAGTGCTATTTGTTAAAAAATGTAAACAACCATTAGTCGCCATCCTAGCTTGACTAAAAGTTTGTCCATAAAAAGTAAAATTAAATGATAAATCTATTGCTGGAGAAACCCCATCATCTGAAACTGAATACGCTAACTCTCCTTCAAAATTGTTAGCATTTGTTTGCAGATGATATAAAGATTGATTAGCTTCATAAATATATTCAGCTTTAAGTTGATTAACACCTAACGAAAAAATTATTGAAAGAATTAAACTGCTTACAAAACACCAAGTTTGCCATTCATCTTTATGTGGCATTATTCCACTCTTTTTTACACTGTTTAGTAGATTTTTTCTTCTTAGTAAAAACCTTTCTTACACCACTTACAACATCTTTGTTATATCCTGTATCGTTGGGGTTTAACCCTTTCTTGCAGTTTTTTATCCAATTAGCTTTATATTCTTTTGCATCAGGTCTTTGTGAGGGGTTAGTTGCCCACCCTTCTGTTGCTTCTTTACCTATTTTGCCCATATAAGGACATGGAGTTCCTGCCATTTCCATAGCCTGGAATACTCTAGTGTCTTGGCAAAGTATAGATACAGCAGCTACTTTCATGCCCATATCGTATATGTATTTGCTAAGTTTAAGTCTTTCACAATTTTCATCTTTAATTGTTCGCCCACCTGACAAACCAAACACTTGTCCTTGAAACGCACCTGAGACACCAGTAGTACAAAG